CCGTGTGAGCACTCTTTATGATGAAAGAAAAGGTACCGCCGCAGAAGCTCTTGGTGATCTTGAAAGTACACTTCGTGGACTCATAGACAATATAAGTCCTGATACGCAAGCTGCACGCGCAACGTGGCGACAAATGAATAATGAAGGTGAAGCTTTCGACGTTGGCAAAAGCGTTATGAAAGCAACACCTGAAATAGATGTCGCTCAAATTGAGTGGGAAAAAGCACTTTCTCTTGGTGACGAAACAACAAAGTCATTTCGGCTCGGCGTTATGTCTTCTTTACGAAGAATGCTAGGTGGTGGCACAGCTGCAGGAACAATTAAAAAGTTACTTGACGAAGATAATGCTCAAGGTCAATTGCTTCGTGAAATTTTCCCAGAACAAAATCTTCCAGAAATGTTGCGAAGGCTTTCTGTAGCAAAAGAAGCCAATAATGCTGCAAATGAAATACTTGGACAAAGCCCAACCGCTATTACAGAAGCACTTGTAAAACAGCAAGGTGGTGACATTGATTTGCTCGATTTAGCGGTGGATGGCGCGTCTATGATTGGTGTCGCACGAATGATTGCTCGAATGGTTAAAAAAACACAACCTCAAATGTCTCCAGCAGAGCGATCTGAGGTTGTTATGCTTCTTATGTCTCAAGACGCTGATCGAATAAAGCAACTTTTGCTTGATGAAGGTGGTCTTGCTAAAGCACAAGAGCGCGTAAATAAGTTTATTGATTTAACGCGCCGTGGAACGCAAAGAGGTGTTACGCAAATGCAATCACAAGAAGGCCCTCGCATGATGGATATGCTGATGCCTTCGCCTGCCGCGCCGCAATAATAAAGGAATACTATTATGCGTATAGAGCCATTAGATCGTGATACAGTGCAGGGCATCATACAAAAAGCTGTGCGTGATGCGGTTGATTTTATTGAAAGCGAAATATCAGAACCAAGGCTTAAATCACAGCGCTACTTTGATGGTGCGGTAGATATAGGTTACGAAACTGGTAGGTCAAAAGTAGTTGCAACAAAATGTCGTGACGTTGTTCGCGGAATAAAGCCATCTATTCAACGTGTGTTTTTAAGTAACGATAATGCTGTTGAGTTTGTTCCGCGCATGCCCGAAGACGTGCAAGCTGCAGAGCAAATGACGAAATATGCAAATTATAAATTCATGCAAAATAATGGGTTTCGTTTGCTGAATGACGTTTTCCAAGACGCTATGGTTAAAAAGTGCGGCGTTGCAAAAGTAATGTTTGAAGATAAATCAGAAACAAAAATATACACGCATACTGGCTTAACTGAAGAAGAGTTTATTTATTTAGCTGAAAGCGATGATGTTGAAGTTCTTGAGCAAACAATTTCAGTCGAAATTGAAGTTGATGCGCAAGGCGTTGAGATTGAACGTCCTATTTATGATTGCAAACTAAGTCAAAAAAAAGAAAACGGTGATATTTCTATAGTATCTGTCCCGCCAGAAGAGTTTTTCGTAGACCGCAATGCAAGATCTGTTGACGATTTTTTTGTAATTGGTCATCGAACAGACTTAACAATTGGCGATTTAATAGCAATGGGATACGAGGAAGATGATTTAACCCGTGTTACAGGAACAATGGCAACTATTGAGAGCGAAGCTGAATTTGAGCGTCGAGGCTATTCTGTAGACGAAGATGATGATGAAAGCGTTGACCCTACATCTAAAAAGATTGTAGTTACAGAGGCATATATGAAGGTTGATATAGAAGGAACTGGTATTCCTCAGCTATATCAATTTATATTAGCTGGTTCGAGTTACAAAATGCTTTCTTACGAATTAGCTGATGAGGTTCCGTTTGCCATTTTTGAGGTTGACCCAGAACCACACGCATTCTTCGGTCGCAGTCTTGTAGATTTAGTAATTGATGACCAAGATGCCGCCACTGCAATGCTTCGTGGCGTACTTGATAACGTAGCCCTTACAAACAATCCCGGTCTTGAAATTGTAGATGGTCAAGTTTCAGTTGATGATTTATTAAATAATGAGATTGGTAGAATTGTTCGTGTTAAAACAGCGGGTTCTATTCGTGAGCAAGTTGTACCATTTACGGCTGGATCAACACTCCCAGCTTTGCAATATTTTGATATGCTGGTTGATAACAAAACAGGCGTTTCTAAGGCTGCACAAGGTCTTGATCCTGATACTTTACAAAGTGCAACTGCAACAGCCGTGGCGGCGACCATGGAAGGTGCCGCTGGTCAAGCAGAAGTTATAGCTCGAAATCTTGCTGAAGGTGGTATGCGGCGACTTTTTAAATTGATTGCTTCTACAATTATTAAAAATTCAAAAAGAGAAGAAATTATACGTTTAAACAATGAATTCGTTTCTGTTGATCCAGCGGCATGGAACGCTGATATGGATATGATTGTTAATGTCGGAATTGGCACTGGTCGAGAGCAAGAAAAGGCAGCTGTCCTTCGAGAAACGCTTCAGATGCAAATGAGCGTTTGGCAGCAATATGGACCAGAAAACGGTTTGGTTACGATGACAAACGTTCGCAATACGCTCGCAGACGTTCTTTCTGCTGTAGGGCTTAAAAATAGTGACCGATACTATTTGCCTGTAACTCCAGAAAGTGAGCAACAACTTATAGCTCAAAAACAACAAGAAGCTGCGCAGGCACAACAAACGCAACAAGAAGCTGGCATGCCCGCAAGTGATCCCAACCAAGCATTTTTAGCAGCGGAGCAAATGAAAGCTCAAAGCAAAATGCAAATTGATATGGCGAAGCTGCAATTAGATGCACAAAAGGCCCAAGCCGACCAGCAATATAAAATGCACGAACTTGCAATGAAGGACGATTTGAGTCGTGATAGTATGGTACAAGACCTTGCAGTTGAAGTTGCAAAGATTTTAGGGCAATATGGTAGTCAAGTTGATGTTGCAGCTATTAAATCGGCGCAAGATGCAACGAGATCGCATAACGAACAAATGATGGGTGGATATGGAGTACAAGAAACGCGCGGCACGAGCTAGAGCTTTATTACGCGATGAAAATTACATATCTGCATTACAGGATTTGCGAGAAAGACAAATGTTAATCTCTGCAAATAGCGCTGCGCAAGATACAGAGATACGAGAAAGGTGTCACTCTATTATACTTGCGTTAAATGAAATTGGGTATCTTTTGCAAGGTGATATTGATGCAGAGACACTCGTAGACAAGAAAGGATCGGCACCGCAATGACGACTGAACCTAATGACGGAAGCATTAGCTCCGTGGCTTCAATGCTTATGGAAAAACCAGAGCAAGAAACGCCAACACAAGAAAATCAAAGCGAGGAAGTAGAGGTCACTACAGAGACAACTGATGACGGTCAGATTGATGTAGAGGATTATATTGCTGAGAGCGATGATGACACTGGCTATAATAGTGACGAAGAGCTTGAGCTTGATAGTGAAATTGTAGCTGAGGATGAATATGCAACAGAAGCAGCCGTTCCCTTGGAGCTTTCTGATGATCTGCAACTTGAAGTAAAGTCGGATGGTCGTTTAAAGAAGGTGACCCTAAAGGAGCTAAAGCAAGACTTCGCTGGGCAAGATTACATCCAAAAAGGCATGGAGCAAAATGCTCAAGTTCGTAAAGAGCTAGAAAATTTGCAACAAGCCATGTTAGCAGAGCGTGGCCAATTGGCGCAACGTATTGCCGACTTTGACAATGGTAACGTCCCGCAGCGTCCGCAAAGGCCTTCAAAGGAACTCGAAAATAGTGACCCTTTGGCTTATGCAATTCAATTGGGGGAGTATCGTGATGCTGAGCAAGAGTATGTTAAGTTTCAAAACGAAGCTCAATCTCTTAAACAGCAACAAGCAGAAATGGAGTATAACCAACTACAAGCGTATCGTGCAGAACAAGCCGAAAAAATTAAGGAAGAAATGCCAGAGTTGCGTGATCCTGAAAAAGGCAAGAAATTGTTATCAGATATTCAGACCATTGCAACTAACCATTATGGCGTTCCTCCTGAAATTTTCGGTGCATTATCGCATGGTTGGGAATTCAAAATAATGCGCGATGCAGTTGCCTATCGTAAGCTAGTGGAAAAAAGAGGAAAAGTTGAGCAAAAATCTCAAGGCGCTCGACCTGCTCTTAAGCCCGGTGCAAAACGAACAGAAGACGGTAAAGAAAAAAAGCGTCAACAAACACGGTCTAGGATGAAAAAGCGCGGCGACATTTCAAGTGTAGCCGATTTTCTATTGTCATAGCGAAAGGAGAACACCATGGGTGTTTCAGCTAATACAAACGAGACGTATGACGTCACGACAATTCGTGAGGACGTGCAAGACGCACTTGTCTCGATTACGCCAACAGAGACAATTTTCATGTCTACTATCGGCACTCGTACCGCAGAAAATACTTTTTTCGAGTGGGCAGAAGTTGATCTTGCAGCCGCAAGCACTTCAAACCGCGTCATCGAAGGCGAAGCTGCACCAGCCAATGATGCTGGTACAAATGCAGTTCGCAAAGGAAACTATACACAAATTTCAGATAAGGTTGTTGAGGTTTCTTCAACTGCAAATGCTGTAAATGGTGTTGGTGACGCACAAACTGTTGCAGAACAAGTTGCATTTAAGCTTAAAGAGTTGAAACGTGATATGGAAGCAATGCTTCTTTCAAACGTTGCAGCTTCTGCAGGTGCTTCTGGCACAGCGCGTCAAACAGCTGGCTTACCAGCTTTTATTACCACAAACACATCGTTTGGTACTGGTGGCGCAGCTGGTACAACATCTGGTACAGGCGAAGCTGGCTATCCAGATGCCGCAGCAACAGATGGTACGCAACGCGCGCTTACAGAAACAATCCTGAAAGACGTAATTGCTTCGTGCTGGGATGCAGGCGCAGAGCCTTCTGTTGTTCTTTGTGGTTCGTTTAATAAGCAAGCTATTTCTGGCTTCACAGGTAACGCAACTCGTTATAAAGAGGCAGAAGACAGCAAGCTTAATGCAGCAATTGATGTGTACATCAGTGATTTTGGTGAGCTTCAAATCGTTCCATCTCGTCATATCCGCGCTCGTGATGCGTTTGTTCTTGATCCAAACTATGCAGAAGTCGCGTATTTGCAGACTGCCAAGCAAGAGCCATTGGCCAAAACAGGCCACTCTGAGCGCCGATTAATTTCGGTCGAATATGGCTTGCAAGTGACTTCGCAAAAAGCACACGGATTTATTGCGGACTGCACAACTACATAAATAAGATTGGGGGCTGAAAAGCCCCCTTTCCCTTAAAGGAGGTGGGTATGCAAAAAGTAAAAATAACGATAGATCGTACATGGGTTCACGGCTCTCGCGCTGTAAAAGGCCAGACCTATGATGTTAATGACGAAGAGGCCAAAATTTTAATTGGAAATGGCTTTGCGGAAACTGTTGAAGTTAAACGCGCTCGAAACAAAAAAGGTCAGTTGCAGTCGGATGATCACAGCACTCCTGATGTAAATGAAGCATGGGTTGGCGGCAAAGCTCCGAGGAAGAAGAAATGACTGAACATGTAAAAACTAAAATTAAACAAGAAGACAACAAAGTTGTTGTTTCTCGGTTTCAAGATATTCAATCTATTTTGGATTTTAATAAAGAAAAGCAAATCAATGGACACAACCGAAAATCAGACTTTCGCCATGTTTGTCACATACCATTTGTTGAGCTTGAAAAATGGCTTCATGAAAGTGGTTTACGGTTAGGCTCACAAGAGTTTGCGGAATATATTAAAAAGAAAATTATAAGCGGAGAATATTCGAAGTTTATAGTTCATGGGTATTGAGGGCATCGTTATGAGTAATAGAAGTACAGTCGCATCTGCGCATGAACGGATTGATGGTATCGAGCCGCGTATCACCAAGCTGGAAACTACCGTGCATTTGCAGTTCAAAGAGGTTTTTGCCCGTGTGAAGCGGCTAGAGGCAATTTTAATCGCCACTGCTGGAACTACCATCGCCATGCTAGTTGCTGTGCTGACTAAGATGGGCTGACAAAATGATTGACCCGGTAACAGCGGTCGGTCTAGCCACATCGGCTTTTAATATTCTCAAGCAGGGTATTAGTGCTGGTAAAGACATACAGGAAATGAGCGGAACCCTAGCTAAATGGGGTTCCGCTTTTTCTGATTTTCAGTACGCTGAAGACAAAACAAAGAACCCTCCCTTCTACAAAATGATGTCAGACAATAGCGCAAATGCTATCGAAATATTCGCTCAGAAAAAGAAGATGGAATCCATGAGAAAGGAAATAAAAGACCACATATCATGGGTTTACGGACCATCAGCTTGGGAGGAAGTGCTCGCTATCGAGGGCGAGATGCGCCGCATCCGCAAAGAAGAGGCTTACAAAAAGCAAGAGGCGATAGACAACGCTATTAACTTTGTTCTTGGCGCTTTTATATTTGCCATTGCTGCGGCTGGGATTGTGACAGGCTTCTATTATCTTGGGCGTTATCAGGGGCGTTGGTAGATGTGGTTCTTAGTCTGGTTTCAAGTGATGAACAATAACATAGAGCATTATCAACTCAATCAGTTCACTACTGAAAACGAGTGTAGAGAAGCTCTTGAAGATGCAAAAGTCTTGATAACAACGAGCCAAACAACGGTCTACTGTTTTGAGGTTATACCAGAATAAGAAGGGCGATTACGTTATATATGACAGATACGGAAAAGTTGTTATAATAACGCACCACAAGCACCACGCGGTAGCATATGCTAGGAGTTTAGAATATGCCAAATGAATTTGATCTAAACGGCAATGGAAAGATTGATCCAATAGAGCATGACATTATGCTGGAAGACCGCCGCCGCCGTATGGAAGACTCAGACGCTAAAAGAGACGCACAGAGGCGAATGACATGGTTTTCCTTATCAGGGATGGTTTTATACCCTTTCGTCATTCTAGCGGCCTCTCTGTGGGGCTTAGAGACCGCTGCGGGTCTATTGGCTGACATAGCAGCGGTTTATGTTATCGGCGCGTCTGGTATCGCTGCTGCTTATTTTGGGTTTAACGCAATGGAGAGCAAAAATGCTGCAAGCACTGATAGGTCCGGTAGCTGAACTAGCTGGTGGCTGGTTAAAAGGTAAGGCAAGCGCACAGGCTGCGTCTGCAAACCTAAAGCTAGTCGAGGCGGAAGCCAAAGCGACCATAATGAAATCGGCTGCTACGTCTGAAGCGGACTGGGAAAAGATTATGGCCGAGGGTACTCAAAATTCTTGGAAAGACGAGTATCTTGTGCTGCTTTTCTCCATTCCCTTGATACTGAGCTTCCTGCCTTTTAGTTGGGCAAAACAAGCGGTTACAGACGGTTTTGCTGCGTTGGACACAATGCCGGACTGGTACAGCTACACATTGGGTGTAATTGTTGCCAGTAGCTTCGCGGTGCGGTCAGCGACAAAATTCTTTGGTGGTAAGAAGTAATGGAAAACCTCAAGTTACCTGTGGCCCTTGTGGCGGCGATGGCTGCACAGCTTGCTGCTGGCGTGTGGTGGGTGAGTCAACAGGCGGCTACGATTGCCAGCCTTGAGGAGACTGTTAGCCAGATCGGTTCCAAGATGGCGATTGAGGACAACGTGAACTTGAAACGGGACGTTCAAGACAACGCAATGGAATTGGAATATGCTTTCGATGAGATTGAAGAAATTTGGGATGAACTAGCCAACTTAGCTAATTCTATTGGTCAGGTAACGCAGTTGCAGCAACGGTTGGCTCTGATTGAAAACGATCTTAAATACATAAGCCGTGACCACAACGGAATTTTGGACATGAAAGGTGGAATGAAATGAGCGATGCAATGCGTGAACTGCAATCTAAATGCGGCGTTTCGGCGGATGGTCAATTTGGCCCTAACACTGCCAAAGCGATTGCCAAGTTTTACCAACTATCGCCGGAAGCCGCGTCACATTTTTTGGGACAGTGCCACCATGAAAGCGGCGGGTTTAAACGTAAGCCAGAAGAAAACCTAAACTATTCCGCAAAAGGTTTGCGATCAACCTTTGGACGTTATTTCAAAACTGACGAACAGGCAGAAGAATATGCCCGTAATCCTGAGAAAATTGCCAATTATGTTTATATGGATGAAAACCGAAAATATCCGCTTGGCAATACAAAAGAAGGTGACGGGTGGTTGTGGCGAGGGCGCGGATTTATTCAATGCACAGGCCGTTTTAATTATAGGGCTTTTGCCAGCGAAATGCGTTTACCAGAGGTAATGGAAAACCCAGATTTAGTTGCAACAGAATACGCTATGGAAAGCGCGATTTGGTATTTTGACAAAAACAATATTTGGGTTCACTGCAAGCACGTTACGGATGATACCATTAAAACTGTAACTAAAGCAGTTAATGGCGGAAGGCACGGTTTGGACGATAGGATGGAACAGACTTACAAAATTCACAAATGGCTTGTGTCGGATTAACTTCGATTATATAAATCTCTAGTGGGTGGCTATCATCACAATACAAATCGCTTTGTCCCAACGGGCGGTTGTTTACCTCGGATGACGTTCTACAAAAAAAGCGCCAAACTTTTTAATATAACGGCCACCCACACGAACTAATAAGCTTTTAAGCCCTCCGTCCTCCCGCGGGGGGTTTTTTTATTTAGGTAAATAAATTGTTGACACAACTAACTCACTTGATAGGAAGTACTTACAAATTAAGATAACGGAGGTTCAAATGCTTGATTTTACTAAAGAAAATAACTGGAACTTTGAAACTATCAAAGAGCCCGTACTTCGCCCTAATGGTCAACAGGTGCCAAATCTTTTCAATTTGGTTCGCACCGATACTGATACGGTTTTACACACTCATCGCGACTCATATACTGTGCTATCGCACGATAATGTGGTCAACGCGACTCATGAAAGCATCAAGGCTGCAAACATTTCAAGCGATTTTGATTTCAAAGTTGATTGCATTGACAGCGGTAGAAAATTGCAAATTGATGTATTGTTCAACGATGTGGTTACAGAGCCAGCGGTTGGCGATTATGTTAAATTTCGTATCCGCGCTTTTAATTCTTATGATGGCTCATGGGCATTTCAAACATCTGCCGATGCAGAAAGACTTTGGTGCTTAAATGGTTGCACTACCGCTGATAGTATTTCTAAATTGTGGATGCGCCATACTTCACAAATATCTACAGAAGGCGCCGCTGCAAAGATTGTTAATGGATTAGAAATTTTCCATACGCAAAAAGATTTATGGCAGCACTGGATGAAACAAAAAGTCGACCATAACAGTGCAGAGCAATTTTTTAAACGCACATTGGTAAATCATAAAACTAAATCGAGTGAAGAAAACTGGAACAAAAAACAACTTGAAAATTTAATGGGCCAACTTGACAGTGAATTTGCCAACCTTGGTAAAAACCAATGGGCTGTTTATAACTGCATGACACATTGGGCTACTCATACTCAAGGTGCAAAATCCCCACACAATGTTACACGAGATAGAGAACAAAAAGTTGCTTTTGCCTTAAACACACCCACTTGGAAAAATGGATCTCTGGCATGAACAAGCAAGATACTTTTATAGTCATCATTTATGGTATTGTTCTTGTCATTGCAGGACTCAATATTGATAAATTTATGGTAATGTAACGAGAAGGGGCTTCGGCCCCTTTTTCTATTAATGGGAGAAACAAAATGAAAATCACACGTAAAAGCCCTTGGTCAAAAAAAATCAACACAATGGAAATAAATGTGACGCAAGATCAAATTAACTCTTGGGAAGATGGCGAGCTTATTCAAAATGCAATGCCTGACTTAGAACCAGCTGAAAGAGAGTTTATTGTAAACGGTATTACGCCTGATGACTGGCACGATATTTTTAAAGACGATGTATTGTAAATAAAATATTGACATATGCGCCATGGTTTATAAAATCGTAACTGTAACAACATACTGGAGGTTCACATGGGTTACTCAATGCACGGTAGGAAATCAACGCACATTTTTGAAACCATCACACTCAAAGGTGTAGAAATGGAAATAGTTGCTGAAGGTTCTTTTGACTTTGACGAAAACTATTTCGATGTTGATACTGTTTATTTAAAAGAAACACGCAAAAAAACAAATAGCTTTAAACTTCCCAAGCGGATTTATAGCTACCTTACTAATATAAATTGTTTACATGCTGAAAATTGGGATGACTTAGCGCGGGAGAATTTTTAATGGAAACGCAAACAAAAATGATTTTGCATCATCTTCGTACGCAACGCAGAATAACGCCTATGGACGCACTTGAAAGCTATGGGTGTTTTAGACTTGCCGCGCGTATTCACGATCTTAAAGAAAATGGGCACCATATTGAAAGGCAAATGGTGGTCTGTGAACGCACTGGATCACGGTTTGCTGAATATAGTCTTTTAAAGGAGGCAACACATGAAATGGCAAAAGCTTCTGGATGAACAACGAAAAGCAAAAAAAGCTCTCGTTGTTAAAACATTAAAGCAAGCAGGAACACAGTCGGGAGCAGCAAGAATTCTTGGTGTTTCTCGGCAACAAATGTACGTTCTTTGCAAAACCTATGAGGTCAGCAATGCAAAACAGTAATCTTACACCTTTTGAAGAAGGTTTATTGCGTAGCGTTAAACTAAAAGAACGAAATGCACATAAAGAAATAAACCGTGCTGATGCTATGCCTAATGCAAAAAGAGAACATTTTGAGGCAACACAAGAGTTAAAAAACTTATTGTCGCAACTCAGGCAAAATGGCAGAAACGTATAATCTTAAGGAAAATACTATGCAAAATACTTTAGAGTTTGTTGTTTCTGGAAAGCCAATTGGTAAAGCAAGGCCACGATTTACAAAATCTGGTCATATTTATACGCCAAAAGAAACCAAACAATACGAGGACAGAATTAAACAAGCTGCATGGTCAGAAATGAAAAAGGCAAATTTAAAGCCAACCGACAAACGTGTCAGTTTTATAATATGTGCTTATTTTGACATTCCCAAATCTTATAACAAACAAAAAACAATGGAGTGCGAGTTTGGCGTACATATTCCCAAACGACCTGATTTAGACAACATAGTAAAAGCGGTTTTAGATGGTTGCAACGAAGTAGTATATGAGGATGATTGTATGGTGGGAAATATATATGCCAGTAAAAAATACTGTGACCAAGAGCAAATAGCACATCTACATGTAAAAATACATTGGAGTAACTATGAGCGGCCCAATACTAATATTTAATATAAATAGAACGATTACAATTTTTTGCGTGAATTAAGTTTCCGAGTGTTTTTTAGAATACGAGAAATCAGGCCCGTATAACTCTCGCCATTTTTTCGGCTCTTTATGAATGGCCACTTTACTTTTATCCCAAAGGCCTTGGTGATGGCCTTCGCACAACGGTATCGCAGTTCTGTCACCTCGCTTCGTACGGCTATAACGATCATGTATCGGATGGTGTGCCGTTGTTGGACTTTGCTGGGCTTCTCCAAATCGCTTACAAATACAACACCCCTCCCGCCGCACTTCTTGCAGATAGTTTCCATCTTTTTTTCCTTTGTTTTTTTCGGGTAAGACCACAAAGCTATTATTTTTCATGTTGAATTTTTATTCTATTAAGAATTAAGTTAATGTCTTCTAAATCGCTTACAATTTGTTTATCTTGAGCCAATCTAAGTTCAAGCTTTTCAATTAAGAAAGCGTTTCTTCGTTGAGCCTCTAACACATCTTTCGTTATCATTTGTTTACCTCCACCATAAAGGACTCATTCCGCAATCAATATTTTCGGGATTACGACAACCATCAAAGCAATACTCTGTTTTTCTAATTCTGTTTCGTATCCCTATCACAGCATTTTTAGTCATTCCAAATTGACTTCCAGCATCTCTGCAACTCCAGCCTTCGTTTTCTGTAAGGTGTAAAACCATAAGCGTTTTTTCATCTCTTGCGCGTTCACTACATTCTCTCATTTAATAATCCATCGGATCAAACCCGATAGCCTCTGCTAATTTTTCCATTGCATTTTCAAAGTATTCTTTAAACTCTGATTGGTTCATTTTGTCGAAAGCGATACTATCTGGTACATAGTACACACCGCCATTGGCTTGATTTATAACCGTACGATAATATCCGCATAGCATCTTTAAATCGTCATGTAAGTGAGACGTAGTTGCCCAACGTTTAGTTGACTTAACAACATTATTAAGTGCAGACCAATATAGTTTATGGTGCTGCGGCGATCGTTCGCTTACAGCTTGAATATTAAATAACTGATTATTGCTATACGTTTCTATAATTTCAGCGTCATAACGCGTGACAGGGTATAAGACCCCATCACGCATCACAACTTGCAGCATTGGTTTATTAGAACGGGATTTCATCGTCCAAATCGCCATTTATATTAGCATCAGGAGCATTATGTTCAGTTTGAGAAACGTTGCTGGAGGTTCCCTTTCTCCCACCTACCAATTCTATAGTGCCAACATTGCAAGTTATCTTGGTATTGCCGTTATATTCATCTGTACCAAACTCACCTTGAATATATACTTTTGTACCTGTTTTAAGGTAATCACGCAACGGACCTTCTGCGATCCGCCCCCATAATGAGCATTCAATATAATTTGTGGTATTAGTTCGGCGATTATTTACAGCAACAGAAAAATTGACAACTGTAGTGCCTTTATGGTCACCCGACCTACAGTCACGAGTTAGATTTCCGATAAATTGATGTGTATGCATTACATAATTCCCAGTTCTGTTTTTTTGGCTTCAAAAGCTAATTCAACCTTTTCAGCAAGTCCTTTGTTTACAAGCTTTATGCCTCGAATAACCTCTTTTGCTTCGTCTTCTACTGTACGCAATCTTTCTTCTGTAACCATGTCACCTTCTAAGAACTTTAAAAACTTTATGCCTCGGCTTGAAGGTGAAGGTTGCGACATATAAGACGAAGCTGAACTATATCGTCCTGTTGCTGCATTACCATCGTCATCTTCAATAGGAACGCCTGATATTGAGGCTAGTCCATATCTACGTGCATAAGTAATGGCTCCGCCAAGTGACTGCATATCATTTGCTTTGTATTCTAAATAAACCTTGCCAGAATATTTATCTCCTGAGACGTGAGCAAATATAGTTTCTACAAATGGCCCAAATTCATCTTTACCGGGAGATTGCATTATCGCAAAACCATTGGCGTGAAACGCTGGATAAACCGCATTTTGTATTGCGGTTAGATCAGCATATTTGGTTTTTAAAAATGGGTTTTCTGCATTTTTAAATGCAGAGCCCATTTGAGCTTGTGCCACAGCAAAAGCTGTTAAGCTGCTTATTGGTAATTTGTCAGTCATTATTTCATCCTTACTGATATAGTTTGAGGTCCAGTTATCAATTCGGCACCGTCAATCTGGACACCCGCTTGAAGTTGTTTTTTTATTTCTGCTTTATCTGGTGTGACGGTTATTCTACAAAGTTGTGATGGTATCTCCTTTTCGTTGGTTATTGCTACGCTTTCTGTTCCTTTGCGAAGTGAAACTGTCCCCAAGGGATGTGGAATTTTTGATTGGTTAGCACAAAGCAAAATAGTTTTAAGCATTTGGTTCAGTCGCACTTTACGAGCATCGTGAAGCGATCTGCGCTCTGAATATCTTTTAGCCATTTCGTGACACGCAATCATTCCAGCTTCAGCTTCATTGATTTCGGTCAAAACATTAGATACTAGGTCCATTACATCAGTTTCACCATCTAATGTATCCCAGAACAAATCTAATTCATCTGCATATGGTGCTAATCTTTCTGCCATGTATGTAAGCATTGACGAATTGAGTTTCATTTTTTTGATCCTTCAAAGTCATCAACCGCTTGTGCTATTGCTTTTTCAATAAAAGAAATTGCATCTGCAGGAAATTGATCGGCTAAATATTGCTGGTGAGTTATCTCTCCGGCAGCAGCTTGCTGAACCAATTTTGTACTACGATTTACAATTTTGTTTGCAATTGTAGCTCTTATAAAGTGAATAGGTGTGTTAGTCATGTGAACCTCCAAGTTAACCATTTCATAGTATCAACATGGCTTTCTCAGTCAACAAATGTTTTACAAAATTTTTAGTGACTTTGTAAATGTTGTGTTTATAAAGAAAAGGGACCACACTCGCTAAAGTGTGGCCCGATGGGATATGATAACAACACGAATTGGAGGTTCACTTTGTTACACACATTTAATAGCACAACTCAAATCACGGAGCAACGCATATGTCGCACTATATGACCGCTCTAGCAATGCAGCAAACTGGTTTAAAACCATCTACTAAAATAGTTCTTTATTGGATAGCAGACCATTACAATCACGAAACTGGCGCTTGTTTTCCTAGTCATAATAGACTGGCAAAGCTATGCGAGATGACGCGCCAATCTGTAATTACACATATTGGTGTTTTAAAAGATAAAGGGTTTCTTGGCGCTACAAATAGAACAAGAGATAATGGCTCAAACACAAGCTGCGAGTACCAACTTTTTCTGAAAGGTAGTGATGTAAAAAAAATAGACACCCCTAGTAAAAATATTTTACATGATGATGTAAACTTATTTAACAACCATAACCTTGGAAATAATAACCTTAGAAAAGATAACATTATAAAAGCTATCAATAACAATCCTATCAATGCTAGCTTATCATACAGGAAATATCGTGGTTATACAGAAGATGAAATAGACATTTCATTCGGTTTTTTCTGGGAAAGTTATCCAAAGAAAACAGGCAAACAAACAGCTAAAAAAGCATTTACTAAGGCAATTAACAAAGAGTGCGGAAGCGTTATAATGTCTGGTTTATATAAATATGTTGAGCTTTGTGAAAAAGAACAAAGGCCAAAAAAATATATATTAAACCCTTCAACGTGGCTAAATGGTGGGCATTGGGATGACGAAGATGTGAGTTTTAAAGAACAAAAAGAAACCTCTGCAGAGTATTTGCACAGCCTTTTAAGTGGTGGAATTTTGGGGATTGATAACAATGGACTATGATGGACGTAAAAGAATTATTGCAAATTGGCTTCTCGATTTCTTAAAGCGCTATGAAGCGCCAAGTCATCTTGATAAAGACGCTAGCCGTGAAGAAATGTTGCTTATGGTCGAGGATATTAACAGCGAGTGTCCAGCTGCTAATGAAGGTGGACTTAAGTGGCTTTTAGACGAAGCTGCAAAATATGTTCGTAAAAATCAAGTGAGTCGTAGATGGCCAACTATTAATATGTTTGTAAAAGGTATTAAGGAAAACAGAGATAAAATTAAAAAAGATCTTTTAGAAACTTCAGAAGAGTTTTCTCCGCAGCTAAATATTTTTAAAATTAATGCTCAAAGGATCAAGAAAAAAGAACCAGTTGATGAAAAATATGTTTCAGGAAAATATGCAGAGCTTTTGATAGAAAAAAACCTAATCTCCGAAACTGATTTAGAACCATACAGGAACTCGTAAAATGTCAAACAAAGAAAAAAAATGGCCAGCAACTCAAATAACTATGAAAGATACAAGTAAACTTATTCCTTATGCTCGTAACAGCAGAGTGCATAGCGAAGAACAAGTTGCTCAGATTGCTGCAAGTATACAGGAATGGGGATTTACAGTTCCAATACTTGTTGACGAAGACAATACCTTGATTGCAGGTCATGGTCGCTTAATGGCAGCGCAAAAACTTGAGCTTAAAAAAGTACCTACCATGTTAGCGACAGGATGGTCAGATGCACAAAAGCGCGCATACGTTATTGCTGATAATAAGCTGACAGAAAACTCATCTTGGGACGAAGAATTACTAAAGGTAGAAATTAAACAGCTTGAGCTTGACCAATTTGACATATTAAAAATTGGTTTTGGTGCGGATGAGTTAGCAGATTTATTTTTAGATAAAGACTTTGGCGAAACAAACGCATTTGACGAATGGCAAGACATGCCAGAATATGAAAACGAAAACATAAATTATTTTCGTACCATAAAAGTACATTTCGACAATCAAGAGGACGTAGACGAATTTGCTGAAAAGACAGGTTTAAAGCTCACAGAAAGTACAAAATTCATTCGTTACCCTGAAAATATAAAAGAAGACCTTAATGCTTACCGAGTAAACGGTACGGACGATGCAGCCTAATTTTTCACTTTATATCCCAAGCAAAGGTCGCCATGAGTATATGATGACTTCGAAAGCTTTAACTTTGATGAAAGTACCGCATTTCATTGTAGTCGAGCCGCAAGAAGTAGATTTATACAACAAAGCAGTAAAGCATTGGGATCTATCAACAACTATACTTAAGCTTGATATGTCTTTTAAAGAAAAATACGAGCTTTGTGATGATCTTGGTATGGAAAAATCTACTGGCCCCGGTCCAGCGCGAAATTTTGCTTGGGAACATTCAAAGCAAAATGGTGAAAACTGGCATTGGGTTATGGATGACAATATCCGCTATTTTCACAGATTTAATAAAAATTTACAGATTAAGGTAACTGATGGTACGTGTTTTCGTGTAATGGAAGATTTTGTACAAAGATACACAAATATCGGTATGGCTGGGCCAAATTACATGATGTTTGCGCCGCGCAAAAAACGATTGCCACCTTTTGTGCTTAATACACGAATTTATAGCTGCAATTTGATCCGAAATGAGCTTAAATACAGGTGGCGTGGCCGTTACAATGAGGACACAATTTTATCGCTCGACATACTGAAAGCAGGTTGGTGTACCACGCAGTTCAATGCATTTCTGCAAGAGAAAACCAATACGCAAGTTATGAAAGGTGGTAACACCGATGAGTTCTACCATGCAGAGGGAAAGGTACAAGACGGTGAAAGATATGCCGACACTGGAACGCTAGAAAAGTCCAAGATGCAGGTTCGCGTGCATCCTGATTGTTCTAGGCTGGTAAAAAAATATGGACGGTGGCATCATCACGTTGACTATAATCGCTTCAAGAAACAAAAACTAATTAGAAGACCAGACATTGATTTCAACGGGACGGTGCAAGACTACGGCATGAAAATGGTCAAAGTAAAATGAAAACAGGGTTCACAGCTTCTACGTTTGATCTATTACACGCAGGTCATATTGTGATGCTGCACGAAGCAAAAACTATTTGTGACCATCTTATCGTAGGACTTCATGTAGACCCATCTACAGAACGCCAATATAAAAATACACCAATACAGACATTGGTGGAGCGATACGCACAGCTCGCGGCAGTAGAGTACGTTGATAAAATAATACCATACGAAACAGAAAACGATCTGCTAGATATTCTAAAAATGTATCCGATTGATGTAAGGGTGATTGGCGAGGAATACCGTGACAAAGATTTCACAGGCAAAAACCTAGATATGCAAATCCACTATAACAAAAGAAGGCACGATTTTAGTTCGAGCCTCCTTCGTGAGCGAGTAGCGTATGCAGAAAGCATCAAGAAGCAATCAAACATTACAGATATGAGCGGCTGATCCAAGTTCGTTTACAGCATAAATCATGGTGCGTTTATCAGAATGAGTAGAGCCATATTCTTTAGCTTCGCTGAATGTATTGCATTCTGTGCGAATTCTATTTGCGCCTTTGCCGCGTACAGCTACAAAGTGAGTTGCTTCGTTAAAGATTTTTTCTTCGTATCCAGTAGTAAATTGCATGGTAGCCTCCAGTTTCTATATTTACAGAGTAACGATACTACTCATATTGTCAACAAATCATTTACAAATAAAAGCACTATTGGAACATTCAGAATTTATGGTATAAACAAGATGCTTACACAACATATAGGGATATGTAATGGCAGACACACAAGACGATCAGTCAGAAGGCAAAAAACGTGGGCCAAAGGGACCATCTAAAGGTTTGAGTGAAAACGATTTTAACCGTTTACTTAACATGGTTAGAATACAATGCACTCAGACAGAAATATGCAGCATTTTAGGTATGTCTGACACCACACTTAAGCGCAGATTAAAAGAAAGAGGATACGAGAATTTTGTAGACCTCTATAAAAGGCATAACGATGAAGGCAGAATGTCTTTGAGGCGGATGCAATGGCAAGCAGCAGAGAATGGTAATCCAACAATGCTTGTTTGGCTTGGAAAGCAATATCTTGGTCAAAAAGATAAGCAAGAACAAACTATTTCTGGTGAACACGTACATGCTTATAAGTGGATAACTGATGACAGTTCGGACAATTAATTATCGCCCAAGAAAGTTAATCAAAGCTTTTCACAATAGAACTGAAAGGTTCGCTGTAATTATTGCTCATCGGCGCTTTGGAAAAACGGTTGCAGCAATTAATGACTTAATCAAAGACGCTCTTACTATTCCATTGCCAAATGTACGTGTCGCATACATAGCTCCTTACTATAGCCAAGCCAAAGCCATTGCTTGGGATTACCTTCGTGAATATACGCAAGACGTTGAGGGCGTAACTTACAATACTTCAGAGTTGCGTGTAGATTTTCCCAATGGCGCGCGCATTAGATTGTTTGGTGCAGATAACGCAGACACCCTTCGTGGGCTTTACTTCGATCATGTTGTGCTTGATGAGCCTGCAGACTTTCCAGCTAGAGCTTGGCCAACCGTTATTCGTCCAGCGCTTGCAGATCGTAAAGGTAAAGCTACATTTATTGGTACGCCGAAAGGCAAAAATCAGTTTTATGATACTTACATTCAAGGCAAAAATAATCCCAATTGGTTTACTGCAATGTTTAAGTCGTCTGAAACAGGACTTCTTGATCCAGACGAGCTTGAAGAAGCTAAAAAGGCTATGGGTGAAGACAGATTTGAGCAAGAATTTGAGTGTAGCTTTGAAGCTGCAATTCAAGGCGCTTATTATGCGAAAGAAATAAAAAATTGTTCGTCTGAAAAAAGAATTTGTGGCGTGCCTTATGATCCATCAGTTGGAGTTGTTACGGCATGGGATCTCGGTTATTCCGACAGCACAGCAATTTGGTTTGCTCAATATGTTGGTCAAGAAATTCATTTAATTGATTATTACGAAAATAGTGGGGTTGGTTTGGAAAAATACGCAAAAGTATTATCTGAAAAAGGTTACCACTACGAAGAGCATATTTTACCGCATGATGTACGCGTTAAAGAGCTAGGAACAGGAAAAAGTCGTCTTGAAACATTAGATGCTTTAGGAGTACGAAACATTAAAATTGCACCAATGCTTGGAGTTGATGACGGCATTCAAGCAGCAAGGTCTATGCTTAATCGGTGTTGGTTCGATCAAGAAAAATGTGAGCGTGGTGTTGAAGCTTTACTTCAATATCGCAGAGAATTTGACGAAAGACTTAAAACTTGGCGCGGCAGACCTTTGCATGATTGGACTTCTCACGGGGCAGATGCGTTTAGATATTTGGCTGTTGGTCGTAAAGAGCAAACCGATTGGGGCGCACCAATCAAGCGCGGATTGCGTGGGATAGCATAATGTGATATTATGTGATTATAATTCACAAGGTGCATCATGGCAAAAATGACTAAAGCACAAATTGCAAGAGCTAAGGCTATGTCTAAGCGCCGGGGTTCTGCATATCCCAATGCATGGTCAAATTTAAAAGTCATTAAGACGGATGCAAAGAAATCCAAGAAAAAACCAGCAAAGAGGAAAGCATAATGCGCTATGGCAAAAAGGGCATGGGTAAGAAAAAAGGCGGGAAAAAGAAATGAAGACTGGTAAGTATTCTTCCGCAGCATCTTTCAAGCCATGCAAAGGCTGTCCAACACCCGGTAAATGCGCAATGGCTGGAAAATGCCTTGCAAAGGGTTAAAGGTTAAATTTTTCCTATGCGTACAAAAGCTGAAAAGATAGCGGCTGCAAAAAAGCGGCACGGGTTTACGGCAGTCAATAAACCGCGCCGTGGTGGTCCTAAGAAGTTTGAAGTATTGGCGGTTGAGGGAAATGAAGTTAAAAAGGTTAACTTTGGCGATCCCAATATGTCCATTAAGAAAAGTACCCCAAGTAGAAAAGCATCGTATTGTGCGCGTTCTGGTGGTATAAAGGGCAAGAATAGTAAATTGTCGGCTAACTATTGGTCGCGTAAAGCATGGGACTGTTAGATGGCACTTTCAACTTATTCAGAGCTTAAAACCTCAATTTCTAGCTGGTTAAACCGTGAAGACACAGACACCATTGCCAAAATACCAGATTTCATTGCGCTGGCAGAAACTGATATTAACCGCAAAGTGCGCCATTGGCGAATGGAGCAGCGATCTACAGCGACACTTGATGCTAGATATACACAGCTTCCTCCCGGTTTTATTGAGGCGGTTCGCTTCCATTTAGATGTTGATGAAAGACCAATAGAGTTACTTACGCCTTTAGCATTGCAGCAACGCCGTTTGAGCAACTCCGACACTCAGGGAAGGCCGCAATTTTATGCTATCATTGCTGGTCAAATAGAAATTTGGCCTACACCAGACGGCGATTATACTGGCGAGCTTTATTATTATTCTAAAACGGCTCCTCTGAGTGATGTTACTACGACAAACTGGATTTTAGAACATTTCCCAGACGCATACCTTTATGGCTCACTAATGCACTCTGCACCTTACTTGGTTGATGATGCAAGAACCACAATATGGGCATCGTTGTATCAAACCGCTATTGATGGTATAAATGCAAACAATGAAAAAGCTAAATATGGCGGCTCAGGTTTGCGGATGCAAGTAAACACCTACTAGGAGAATAAGATGGCAAGCATTGCAGATTATGTGTTAGACGCAGCACTGTCCAAGCTGGACACTGAAGCAAACCGCATCGACATTACCTCTCAGGAGGCTACGTCATATGCGGAGGCGACAAGCACCTACACGCTAGGCAACAGCACCTCAGTATCGTTTGGTGCGCCAGAAGATGGTGACGTGTCAGGCCGCAAGACAACCTGCGCAGCGATCTCAGGTGGCTCAGTGACAGGTTCAGGTACTGCAACGCATTACTCTATCACCGATACTTCAAACTCGCGTTTGCTCTGCACTGGCTCTTTGACGACATCGCAGTCGGTAGTGTCTGGTAACACATTTACAGTTGCTACGTTTGACGTAGAAATCCCTGACCCCGCATAGGTGAAATATGGTTGTTTTAGCCAATCGCGTAAAAGTTGAGACTGCGACCGCAGGGTCAGGAACTGTAACTCTTGGCGCTGCCTTTAACGGTTATCAGACATTTGGAGATGGAGGTATTATCGACGGCGATACTGTTCGTTATACCATTGAAGATGGAGACGACTTTGAAATAGGTTCTGGGTTATATACAGCAGTTGGCACGACAATGACCCGAGTATTGATTGAAAGCAGCACGGGCAGCTTACTTAATCTGTCAGGCAGTGCGTCTGTGTTTATTTCTGCTGGCGTTGAGGAAGTTTATGGCTACGTCACAAGCACACTCAATGCGGACCGCACGTTGGATAGCGGCGTAGAGTTTGACACAGGCAAGGGCTTTACCATTGCAGACGGTGTTACTCTGATAATCCCAACGGATGCGCAACTTGTGATTAACAATTACACTGAAAAAAGGCCGTTTTAGGAGATAGGAAATGCCCCTTAAAATTAACTCAACGAACGGCTCGGTTACGCTTACCCCACAGGACGGCGTAGGCAACGTGGACATTACGGTTCCGCGTTCACCAGTTGTCGGGCAAGACCACGCTGGGGAGTTCATAGCTGATAGCTACAACGAGCGCTATGAGGCGGTTACGTCAACATCAAACGCGACAACAGTAAACTGCGAGAATGCAAACTCGTTTAGCCATGTTTTGACTGAAAATACGACTTTTACGTTTAGTAACCCGCCAGCATCTGGAACTGCATACACATTTAGTATTGAGATTATACAGGATGCGTCTGCGTCTGGCTTCACCGTTACTTGGCCCACATCTGTTGATTGGCCCCGCGCAACTGCTCCAACGCTAACCGACGCCGCTTCTGCAAAAGATTTGTTTGTGTTTTATAGCCGTGATGGCGGCACAACGTGGTATGGCTTTACTGCTGGTCAGGCATTGGGGTAAGCTATGGCGACTAAGAAAAAGCTGCTGCAAATTTCCCCGTCAGGTATAGATGGCTATTTGCTTCACACGCTAGATAATCCTAACCCTTACGGTACAAGTGCAAGCGATAGATTTGGCCTTTCTGTATCAATTTGTGATGATTACGCTATAGTTGGCGCGTATACTGAAGATGACGCTGGTGGATCAGACAGTGGAAAAGCATACATATTTAACCCGTCAACTGGCGCGTTGCTTCAAACGCTAGATAATCCCAACGCTTATAGTACAAGTGCAAGCGATTTTTTTGGCTATTCCGTATCAATTTGTAATAATTACGCTATAGCTGGCGCGTATGCTGAAGATGACGCTGGTGGAGGGGCCAGTGGTAAGGCATATATATTTAACCCGTCAACAGGTGCGCTGCTTCATACGTTAGATAATCCAAACGCTTACGATACAAGTATAAGCGATAGATTTGGCTGGTCCGTAGCAATTTCCAGCAGCCACGCTATAGCTGGCGCGTATGTTGAAGATGACGCTGGTGGGATAAGCAGTGGTAAGGCATACATATTTAACCCGTCAACTGGCGCGTTGCTTCACACGTTAGATAATCCCAACGCTTACGGTACAGGTCAAAGCGATTATTTTGGCTGGTCCGTATCAATTTGTGATGATTACGCTATAGTTGGCGCGTTTCTAGAAGATGACGCTGGTGGAACAGACAGTGGAAAAGCATACATATTTAACCCGGTTACGGGTGCGTTGCTTCACACGTTAGACAATCCCAACGCTTACGGTACAAGTCAAGCCGATAGATTTGGCTATTCCGTATCAATTTGTGATGATTACGCTATAGTTGGCGCGTATTTTGAAGATGAACCTGATGCAATTGGATTAGAAAGTGGAAAAGCATATATATTCAACCCGTCAACTGGCGCGTTGCTTCACACGCTAGATAACCCCAACGCTTACGGTCAAACTTTCAACGATTATTTTGGCTATTCCGTATCAATTTGTAATAATTACGCTATAGTTAGCGCGTATGCTGAAGAAGACGCTGGTGGGTCAACCAGTGGAAAAGCATACATATTTAACCCGGTTACGGGTGCGCTTCTTCACACGTTAGACAATCCTAACCCTTACGGTACAAGTGCAAACGATGTTTTCGGCTCTTCCGTATCAATTTCTAACAGCCACGCTATAGTTAGCGCGTATCAAGAAGATGACGCTGGTGGGTTAAACAGTGGAAAAGTATATATATTTGATTGAAAGGACTGAAGATGTTGTACCTAAGATGCTCTGGAAGCGAAATTTTGGAGTTTCCACTAACGATGGCGGCTCTCAAGTCTGCGCATCCCAATACAAGTTTTCCTAAAAGGCTGCCGGATAATGGGTTGCCAGATTTTGGGGTTTACCCTGTAGGTGAAACTGACGCTCCAAGCTATAATGTAAGGACGCAAAATATTGAGCGTCAATCGCCAAGTATGTCTGGTGGTACTTGGTCAATTGGCTGGTCTATTGTGCAGAAAACTCAAGACCAAATAGATCAGTACGATCAACGCATAGCTGGGAAAAACAGGCTTAAACGTAATGAATTATTGCTGCAAACAGACTATTTTGCATTGACTGACGTTACAATGGACGCGGCAATGACTAGCTACCGTCAGGCTTTGCGTGATATAACCTCTCATACAAGCTGGCCTCATTTAAGCGACGATGATTGGCCGACAAAGCCAGAATAGGGGCGCGATATGCCACTCAAATTTGAAACTGCAAACGGATCAATCACTGTGACCGCAGAGGATGGCAGCGGTGACGTAGCGGTTACGTTTCCACGCAGCGCCTTTGTGCAAGCCGCGCATACTGGAAACGTAAGTATCACTGGCGATTTAACGACTGTTGGAAACGTAAGTGTCACTGGCGATTTAACGACTGTTGGAAGCGCAAGTGCCACTGGAGAGTTTATTGCGGGCAGCTACAACGAAACTTACGCAGCCTTGTCTGGCACATCCCCAACGGTCAACTGCCACAATGGCAACGTCTTTGCTCTAAGCACAACAGCCAATACCACCTTCACATTTACCAATCCCCCTGCATCTGGCACAGCTTTTGGATTTACACTCAAGCTAACTGCTGGTGGAACTCACATAATTACTTGGCCCACATCTGTTGATTGGGCTGGCGGTAGTGCGCCTGATGCACCCGCTAGTGGAGAGACTAATGTGCTTGTCTTTATCACCTACGATGGCGGTACAACATGGTACGGCTTCCAAGCTGGAGCGGCAATGGCATGAGTTCGACGGCGCGCATAATGCAAATGGCTGCGAGTGCAGGGGGGGCGGCAGAGATAACAGATTACACTTATGTTACATACACAACTGGCGGCTCAGCACAGGCTATTAATATGTCATCTAGCGCACAAGCTGGAGATATTGCTATCGGTTATACAAGTGGTGTTGGCGGCAGCTCCACTGCGACTTGGAGTGGCTTTACTCTCATAACAGGCATTTCCAGTACATTTGACGATGTGTTCCAATATAGAATTGTTCAGCCGGGGGACGCTGGCTCAACATTCACTAACAGCAATTCTACAGGCTACGATGTTTGCGCTTTATTTATAATTAGGCCAAACGTCCCAGCAGGGACAGTAACGATTAACGATTTAAATAATAGCGGTCAAACAAGTTCTACTCCAGCAAACCAGCTTCTGGACACGCCGTCCACATTGCCAAGACTTTTGGTAAGTGTTGGGTCGCAATATGGATATAGTTCCCACACTGTATCTGGCCATGGTTCGCCCAGCTACAGCACTGGCAGCTTTGCTTATGATTATACTTACGCAAGAATGTTGATGACGGTTGAAATACAAAATACGACTGCAGGGAGCAGGAGTATATCTATGTCCGACTACGGCAGCTATAACAGGCTAGTTAGCTGCATAATCACAGCGGAGCCGTAAGATGCTAGGTTTTGACGCACTCTCAAAAAGGCCGCTATCTGACGATGTATCGCAACAGCCAACGCCGGTTGATATTTTCGCTGGCGCGCCTATTGTTGACGCCCTTCCTTTAACTCAAAATTACGTTTTAGGCGCAGATGGCATTAGTGCGCAGTCAGTAGTTGATGACGCAGCACCGCAATACACAGATGTACTTTCTGCCGACGAAATCACGCTTGGTTTGCCCATCGTTGACACTGCACCTGTCTTTGAAAACGAGACCTGTGATGTTGACGATATTGCGTCTGGCGCACCTGTTGTTGACGCAGCAAGCGTCCAGTATACGGATGTTCTTGCAGCTAATGGCATCACTGCGAGCGCACCGCAAATTGGCACGCCACCGTTCTTCCAAGAATACGCGCTGACAATGGTAGAGATCACGGCGGGTGCGCCTACACTTCCCGCCCGGTTCCTCTGGGACTATCAAGAGCCTGAAATCGACAATTGGACAGGTGAGGCGGAAAATGATAGTGTATGGACAACGAAGGCTTACAGTAGTGACACTTGGGCGGAAGCCGCAGAGCCGACAGATATATGGACTGATTTGACTGACCCAACAGATGACTGGTTGGCTGCGGCGTAAAGGAGAGTTAGATGGCAATCACGATTACAAAACCAACAATTGGCGGGTCGGAGGACACTTGGGGTCTGACGATCAATACCGCGCTTGATGATGTTGTTGACGCGCTGAACGGCACGGCTGGAACGGTTGCCCCAGACCACACTGTCCTAACGATCAATGGAACAGACGTCACCAGCACGGCGGCTGAGTTGAACATACTTGATGGCGTTACGGCGACAACGGCAGAGTTGGATGTACTTGACGGCGATACGTCTGCAACATCCACAACAGTAATTGACGCTGACCGCGTTGTATTTAATGACGATGGCACAATGAAGCAGGTAGCCATGAGCGATCTGAAAACGTACATCAATGCCTCTGTTGGTTCTGGGTCTGTGACAAGCGTTGCTATGACAGTCCCAACAGGTTTGACGATCAGCGGGTCGCCAATCACAACAAGCGGAACACTGGGTCTATCATTCGCGTCTGGCTACTCTTTGCTTACGTCCGCTCAGGCGACATCTATTTCGAACATACCCACGACGACAAGCCAGCTGACCAACGACAGCGGCTTCATTACGTCTCAGTACACCCAGCCCACAACCGCTGGTGCTGTTGGCACTTATGTTTTTGCTTATGATAATGTTCAACGTCAACGTACATTTGGGGGTACTTATGCGGGTAGTGACCTGTACCCAGCTTCAGTATTGGCCAGCGGCAATGCTCAAGTATTTACCAACGGCACCATCTACCTGAGTACTGGCAGTGGCACTCTTTCGGGTACTTGGAGGATTATGGGCGATCATTATACTGCCTCAACCTGGCAAAACGCAAACCTTTACTTGAGGATTTCATAATGAGCATCACAATCACAGAAGTGCGCAATGCAAAGTCACTACAGTCTGACAACCTCCGTATGGACGTTGAGATCAGCCACCCCGACTACGGGTGGATACCTTACACTGTTGATCCTTCAGACACTGATACCACAGTTGACAACGCTGCCATCCTAGCTCTCGTTGGTGGTAACTTTAGTGCATATGTTGCTCCAACCCAAGCCGAGCTTGATGCTGCTTTAGCTGCTCAAGTCAGGGCGCAGAGAGACAGTCTTTTGGTGGTGGTAGATGTAGTCGTGAGCAACCCTCTGCGCTGGGCAGGCCTATCCTCAGATAAGCAAACTGAGTGGACTGTGTATCGCCAAGCCCTGCTCGATGTGCCTCAGCAAGCAGGCTTCCCAAACGCCATCAACTGGCCTACTCAGCCAGAGTAAAGGGGTTCCATGACACTTCTACCTCTCAAAATACCCGCAGGCTTCTACAAAACAGGCACGGACCTTGACGCTGCTGGTCGGTGGGAGGATGGGTCGCTTGTGCGTTGGCGCGATGGTTCCCTCCGCCCAATCGGCGGCTGGCGTGTTAATGAAAATATTGCCAGCATTACGCAAAATGCGCCAAGAGCCATGCACACTTGGGAGAGCAATAACGGCACACGTTATGTCTCTGCGGGGTCATACAGCGAGTTGTTTGCGGTAGTTTCTGGCGGCACAACTTACGACATAACGCCACCGGACCTTACTCCCGGCTCAGAGAGTGCTGCGGTTAACATTGGCTATGGCTACGGGTTTTATGGCGCTGGCCCATACGGAACGCCGCGCCCGGATACCGGAAATTTAGTTGAGGCAACCACATGGTCCTTGGACAACTTTGGGGAGTATTTGGTTGCTTGCTCAACATCTGATGGGCGCCTGCTTGAATGGCAGCTTGGTTCTGGCTCAGATGCGGCGGTAATTGCAAATGCCCCAACAAACAACGCTGGACTAATAGTTACTGAAGAGCGTTTTATCTTGGCCTTGGGCGCTGGTGGCAATCCTCGCAAAGTCCAATGGTGTGATCGTGAAAACAACACAAGCTGGACCCCGGCAACCACAAACGAAGCTGGTGACATCGAGCTGCAAACATCTGGGCAGATACAGACCGCAGTCCGCACCAGAGGGCAAACTCTTGTCATAACTGACATCGACGCTCATGCGGCTCGGTATATCGGGCCTCCGTATGTTTTCGGGTTTGAGCGTATTAGCACAAGCTGTGGAATTATATCACGCAAGGCTGCGGCTGACGTTGACATGGGCGTGTTTTGGATGGGCAGAGGTGGGTTTTTCCGCTTTGACGGCAACGTAGTGTCCGAAATACCGTGCGCGGTTCACGATTATGTTTTTGGCGATATAAACACATCACAAAAGAGTAAGACTTGGGCATTCACCAACGGCCAATATGGCGAGATTTGGTGGTTCTATCCATCATCAAATAGCAACGAGGTGGACCGCTATGTTGCGTTTGATTACAAAGAAAATCACTGGATGATTGGCAATCTTTCTCGAACCGCTGGAGCATCGCGTGGCGTGTTTGAGTACCCAATGCTTATTGCTTCAGATGGTGGAATGTATGACCATGAGGTTGGCTTGTCATATGTAGACACAAACACTCTTTTAGTTACTGTGTCTGGCGGTGTGTTTTATGTTGACGGTGCAGCCAAACCAGAGCTTACTTTAAAACGCGGTTACACCTACATATTTGACCAATCAGACAGCACAAATTCAAACCACCCGATAGCATTTAAAAATGCTGATAACACAACTTATACTCAAGGCGTAACAAACACAGGAACTCCGGGAAGTTCGGGTGCAAAAACTACGTTTATCGTTGCCAGTGATGCGCCTAGCAACTTGAAATATTACTGCACTGTGCATGGAAACTCTATGGGCAGCACAATAAGTGTCGGCAATTCTGATGGCGTATTTGCTCAAACCGGCCCAATTAGCATTGGCGCTGGCGACAACATCATGCAGGTTACGGATTTGATCCCCGACGAGAAGACGCAGGGCGATGTGAATGTAACATTTAAAAGCAGATTTTACCCAAACGATACCGAATACTCGCACGGGCCTTTCACCCCGACAAGCCCGACTTCTGTTCGGTTTTCTGGAAGGCAGATTAGGATGCGCGTTGAGGGTGACGCGCCATACGCAAGCTGGCGTGTTGGAACTATGCGAATTGATGCAAAGCCGGGTGGGCGTAGGTAATGGTCGCACCAGTATTACCACCAATCGGTGACAACATTAAGGCTTGGGGCAATAACCTCACAGCATATTTGCGCCGACAATTGCCGCGGCTTTACTTTAGAACCACAGATGACAACCCATCCGAGAATGGCATCATTCTTTGGGATGACGTTAACGGATACCCGGTCGTCTCAAAGAACGGTGAGTTTCGCCAGATCGTGTTGGAGGATGGCCAATATGCTGGCGGCATCACAACAGATCAGACTGCTGCATCTGCAAACACAGCGTACGCCTTGACGTACACATCCAGCATTGCCGATGGCATCACAAACGGCGCACCAGCCTCGCGCTTGGTGTTTGAGGAAGCTGGACAGTACATGATTGCGTTTTCGGCGCAAATTGCGTCCACATCCAGCTCAACTGTAAACTTCTGGTTTTGGCCCCGCGTCAACGGCACAGACGTTTCTGGGTCAACGATGAAAAGCGCACTGCATCAAAACGGTTCGGTCCTTGTTGTTAGCAGGTCTGCAATATTTGACTTTGCTGCCGGAGATTACTTGGAGGCGATGTGGGCTGTTGATAGCACTACTGGGTTTTTGCACTCAACTGCGGCAACGGCGTTTGCACCCGCAGCGCCGTCCTCAACCATTGCGATAACGAGGCTGCACGGCTAGGGGTGTCAATATGCGCAAAATGTGGTATAAATGTTTAAACCGTTTGGAGTTATAAGATGGGCATAATGGATTTTTTGTTTGGTACACCAGACCAAACCGGACAGCTAGATCCGAGGATTGAAGCTGCAAGAAATTTTTTACTTGAACAAGCTATGCAGCAATCAAGCGCTGGACCTGTAAATGTCCCTCAATATCAAGCTATTGCCCCAACTGCAATGTATAGTGGAACAAATCAACTCCTAAGTTCTTTAGGTTTAGACACAGTCGCCGCACCTTCTATGCCAACGACAAACATAGGCGGTATTGAGGCATACACCAGTCAGCCATTTCAAGAGCAAATGGAAACGTCTTACGCCGAAGCATATCCCGGTCAA